GGCATATTTGTGTTGGACTGTATTGCATCAGGCGCAACATGGGTAGATACCAAGGCCTGCAATGTGGATGTGTTGGTCACTGCACCACAAAAGGGTTGGACCAGCAGTCCTTGTGCTGCGCTGATTGTGATGAATTCTCGTGCCAGACAAATAATGGAAGGCACCACCTCCAGTAGTTTTGCCATGGACCTAAAGAAATGGACACAGGTCATGGAAACATTTGAAAAAGGCAGTCACCTGTACTCCAGCACCATGCCCACAGACAGTTTGCGATTGCTGCGCGACACCATGATTGAAACCAGAGATGCAGGATTTGACAATCTCAAACAGCGTCAGGCAGAAATGGGTCGGCGTGTGCGTGAGTTATTGGAGTCGCATGGATTTCGTTCAGTATCTGCTGGGGAATTTCAAAGTCCAGGTGTGGTTGTGAGTTATACCACTGACCCAGACATTGCCAATACCAAAAAGTTTGTGGATCTTGGCTTGCAGGTTGCAGCCGGTGTGCCCTTGGTGTGTAACGAAGGTGATGGCTTTAGAACTTTTCGCATTGGACTGCTAGGATTGAATAAATTACAAGACATTGACAGTGTGGTGGCCACACTCAGTGATGCATTAAAAAGACTGCCAAAATCATGAGCCAAGCACAATACAACCTCTCGACCAAGACCGACTACCTACATCGCAAGATGTTTTTGGATCCTGCTGGCCCTGTGACCATTCAGCGGTTTGAAGAAGTCAAGTACAACAAGATTGTAAAGTTTGAACAAGAAGCGCGTGGATTCTTTTGGGTGCCAGAAGAAGTAAATCTAACCAAAGACGCCAATGATTTCAAAGAAGCATCTGACACAGTGCGTCACATATTCACAGCAAATCTCCTACGCCAAACAGCCTTGGACAGTTTGCAAGGTCGCGGCCCAAGTCAAATCTTTACGCCTGTGGTCAGCTTGCCAGAACTAGAAGCACTAGTGTACAACTGGACATTTTTTGAAACCAATATCCACAGTCGCAGTTACAGTCATATCATTCGCAACATCTACAATGTGCCCAAGGAAGTATTCAACACAATTCATGACACCAAAGAGATTGTGAACATGGCGTCAAGTGTGGGCCGATACTATGATCAACTACATCAGGTCAACTGTAGAAAAGAAATGGGTGCAGAGGTCAAAGAAGAAGAACACATCCGCGCTATCTGGTTGGCACTCAATGCCAGTTATGCCCTGGAAGCATTCCGCTTCATGGTAAGTTTTGCCACCAGCCTGGCCATGGTAGAGAACAAGATCTTTATTGGCAACGGCAATATCATTAGTTTAATCTTGCAGGATGAAATCCTACATAGAGACTGGACTGCTTGGATCATTAACCAAGTGGTCAAAGAAGACACACGCTTTGCCGCGGCCCGCCAACAGTGTGAGGCCGAAGTGTATGCCATGTATCAAGATGTTATTCGTGAAGAAAAAGCCTGGGCCGATTACCTGTTCCAAAAAGGTCCAGTGATCGGACTCAATGCTGCCATTCTCAAAGACTTTGTGGACTACACAGCAGTCAACGCACTCAAAGAGATTGGCATCAAGTATCAAACCGCTGCACCAAAAACCACCCCCATACCCTGGTTCAACAAGCACACCAATACCTCCAACAAACAAACAGCACTACAGGAGTCAGAGTCGACTAACTATGTTATAGGTGTAATGAGTGATCAGTTGGACTACGACGCATTACCCAATTTATAACAGGAGTCAGTATGAAAGCAGTAGTATGGTCAAAGGATGCCTGTCCTTTCTGCGACAAGGCCAAGGCCTTGCTCAAACTGAGAGGTATTGAGTTTGAGGAAAGAAATATCATGAAGGATTGGACCCGAGAGCAGTTGATGGAAGCAGTGCCCACTGCTAGATCAGTGCCACAGATTTTTGTCAATGAACAACACATTGGTGGCTTTACCGAACTAGCCCGGTACCTTGAGGACACTGCTGGTGGATTCGGAGATGGAAGACTATGACTGAAAAAATAACTCAAGAGCAGTATCAACGAGACTATTGGAAATCGTGCGAGGGACTGGAATTCACATCGGATTGGTTCAGCGACTGCATACCCTATTTTGGCAACATTATAGAAACCATGGGCAAACTGGATTCAATCTTGGAAATTGGTTGCCATGAAGGTAGAAGCACAACCTGGATATTACAAAACATGTTGAGTGAAAAGGGTGAAATGTTTTGCGTGGATCCATTTATGGATTTTGCCATTAGTCCAAATTGGAAAGTGGATATCCCTACGCCCAGTGCAGACTTCCAAGGTAGATTCAATCGAAATGTAGAAAAGTGTCGACTACCAACTCAAAATGTCAATGTCATGCCTTTGGAATCTTATAAGGCCTTGTCCTTTTTGATATCCATGGATAAGAAATTTGATTTTATCTACATCGATGGTGGTCATTTTTCGGACATGGCACTCACAGACGCTTGCATGGCCTTTGGCATGCTCAAGCCCGGTGGAATCATGCTGTTTGACGATTATCTGTGGGATCATGTGCCAGATCATTTTGATCGTCCCAAAATGGGCATAGACGCTTTTGTCAACATCTTTGCTCGCTACCTTAAAACCACACATGTGGGTTACCAGTATGGTATACAAAAATTAGAAAGTGCACGATGAACATTGAAAAAGAAGAAATCTATACATTCAAAATCTCCAACGGCGACGAAATTGTGGCCCGAGTTGAGGATATCTCAGACACACATAATACCTTGAGCAAACCGCTGACTGTGGTTCCGGGCCCAAAAGGCATCCAAATGATCATGGGCTTGTTTACCGCAAATCCTGAAAAAATGGTGTCGCTAAATAAAAGTGCAGTGTCTATGACTGCCACTGTGCACGACGATGTGCGTGACAGTTACATTGAAGCTACCACAGGAATTAGGCCAGTTTCAAAGAAATTACTCATGGGGTAAACAATGCCAGCAGTACAGAGACAAGGTGATCCAAACGCAGCAGGCGGGATCATAACTTCGGGTGTAAACTCTGTACTGGTCAATGGTAGACCCATAGCAGTCACAGGCCTTAGCGTTAGCGCACATCCTTGCTGTGGACAAAGAGGTTGTCCACCTACACATTGTTCGGCCAGTACTCAGGGCGGTGGCACAGTGTTTGCTGGTGGCCGTGCAGTGATAGTAACTGGTGCAAATGACAGTTGTGGACATAGCAGAGTGGCTGGCAGTAATAATGTAAGGGTTGGTGGATAATGAGTGTACAAGGTTCGGTTACAGCACTAAATCTCATTGCCGGTGCAGGCATACTGGGCAATGTGGGCGGTGTAACCTTGGCGGCCAATGTGGCCTTGGCCAACAATATTGCCATTTACACATCAACTACGCCTGTGGCACAATTCGTAAACATCTTGGCCACTGGCATTGGCAATGGTATGGTATTAGGCAACGCTGCTATCTCAAACCTACAAATACTGTCATCCAACCTGGTACCGGCTTTTACTGATGTGGCACCTGCTGCCTATGCGGCCACTTATGGCACTACCACTAGATTTACTGTGCCAATTGCTGCCAGAGCCAATTTGATCATGGGCAATGGTGACCTTGGCAAGTTTCAGCAGACTTTTGGTGCCGCAGATGGCTTGGTCAATACCACAAACATCTTGGTCAAGAGTGCTAAGAATGCCACAGACGCCAATGTGGTCACAGGATACAGTGGCGCAGACAATCAAATCACTGGCGGTGTCAGTGGAGTAAGTCAAGCATTTGCTGCCCTCAGTTATGATCTTGGTCGACTAGGAGCCTTGATTGATTTTGCCAACCTTGATAACTTAGGAAATCCCAGTGCACTGATACGCCAAATGGGAAATCTGTCAACTACCCTTCCTTCGTTTACATCAGCACTGATTGCTGGTGGGTTGACCACAACACAGGTAGAAAACATCAGCGCATTGCAGTTTACTGAGTCAATTGAAAAAATTGTGTATACTGCTATGACACAGGTCACTGGCACGGATCTTGCGCAGGTACTAAACTTTTTACGAGTTACCACACCAGGTATAGAAACCATGGCTGATTTGTTGAATCCCTATAAACTGTTTACCGAAAGTTTCAGAACACTCACTGCTCCTACACGCAATGGACTACGTGGTATTTTTGTAAACGATACAGGATCGGTCAATCAAAATCTTGCAACCACGCTGCCTGAAAATGTCCTAGCACCTTTGCAGGGTAATCCAGTTCAGGGAATCTAATCATGAGCACATACAGTCAACTGCGCCGAGTAATACCTCCTGATCAAGCCTTGAGCAACAAAGCCCTGCAGGCTGCCTTGCAACAGATTACCAATATCTTTCGCAGTGATTTACAGGCCTTGAGCACTGCCACCGCTGGTCTTGAAAATAACAATGGCCTGCCGGCAATCAACGCATTAACCACACCCATACCTGCCAATGTAGCAAGTTATTTTACACAAACATTCGCTACAGGCACAGGGGTAGATGGCACACTGTTATTGGCCGATGTGATTGGTACCTGTGCAGGTTGGGTCAGCAATGACGCATTGAGCAACACTGTGGCTATACTTAACGACATGAACACATCAGGCGCATTGGCTAACTTAACCGGTACCTCGGGCGTGTTTACTGTTATGCAAAATGCCATCAACGGTGCGTATTACAACAGCATCACAGGTAACACAGTGATACCAGGCGGATTGCCTGGTGCTGGATCATATACCAGTCTTGACAATGCATTTGATGGTGCCACCGGCGAAGGTGGAGGACTAACACCAGCAGCAGTGTCAATCATACAAAACATTCAAACTGCGTACCCAACTCAAACTGATCAACTCAATTCAAACTTTGCCAACATAGGTGCACAGTTGGACAGAGAAACTGTGAACCTGCAATTGGCTGCAGTGGATTTTGCCAACCTTACTCCTGGCCTACAACCAATTGGATTGGTACTGAACTTACCAGTATATGGTCAAGACACAGTGGAAGGTGGTGCAGCCTATATCTTACAGAGTGTGGCCAATAATCAAAGCCAAGGTGGCCAAGCCGTGGTGGCTACCATGCGCGAAAGCCGCAACGTGCGCAGGTTATCCAATGCGGGTATCACTACCAACACGGTGTTGAGCGATGTGGTAGTGCAGCCACAGGCAGACTTGGGTCGTGGTGATTACACAGTTGCCCAAGCTACAGGCAACATAATCTATTGATTCTACTAGCATTTTTTGCCCAAAAACCCAGGTTGACGCCAAAATCCACTTGTGCTATACTAGCAGTTGATATCGTTGAACTCAGGAGCAAGCATGGTACAAGAAAAAACTTGGTTCGAGCAGCACTGGGGCTTTGTTGAGGGTGTTGCCGTGGCTGCTGATTGGATCCGCGACCTAGAATCAAGCGATAGTCGCATACACAAAGAAAAAGTCATTGAAAAGGCCTTGGTTGCTGCCAACTTGGGTAGTGCCCATGCACAGTGTTTCTTGATGAACGCCTATGCTGCCTACAATCCTTATTTTACCTACAATGTCAAAAAGGTTGCTGAGACACAAGGTCTAAATGATCAAGAAAATCCTTGGACACAGTTTTGGGGCCTGTTGGAAGGTCTGCGTACT